TGGACTGGCCCTACGGTCGGACCGCTGGACCGGCGCAGTGTTCTGGGAGCGCCAGGGGGTCGCGGTTTTTACGCTGGAAGAATTAATCGAGCGGTCGGAGGTGATCACCACTGGAATCGACGGTGGTGGGCTGGACGACTTGCTGGGCCTGTATTTCATCGGCCGTGAGCGCGGCACGCAACGCTGGCTCGGCTGGGCTCGTGCATGGGCGCATCCAGTTGCGCTGGAGCGCCGAAAGGCTGAGGCGGCTCGGTACAAAGATTTTGAAACCGATGGCGACTTGGTGATCATCAAGGAATTGCCGGGCGACGTCGCGCAGGTGGCTGCAGTCGTCGCGCTAGTTCACGCATCCGGGTTGCTGGCCTCTGTCGGCCTGGACCCGGAAAAGACCCACAAGGTCATGTTTCAGGCGCTGGTCGATGCCGGCCTGCCGGAAGAAATAATCTTCGGCGTTTCGCAGGGCTGGAAGCTGATCGGCGCCATCACGTTGGCCGAACGGAAGTTGGCTGAAGGGATGTTCGTGCACGGCGGCCAGAAACTGATGGCTTGGTGCGCCGGCAATGCCCGGGTCGAGCCGAAAGGCAATGCAGCGCTTATTACGAAACAAGCATCCGGGTCGGCAAAAATCGACCCGCTGATGGCCATGTTTAACGCCGCGTCACTGATGGCGCTCGATCCGGTCGCAGCCGGCATCCACAACAACGACTGGATCGACGACATCATCGTCGGATAACAGGATTTCATGAGCGAAACGAAGAACAACGCGCCAGGCCGGATCAAATCCGCTGTCCTGAAGTGGCTTGGCGCGCCCATTTCGCTGACGGATGGCGATTTCTGGGGCGCCTGGAAGGGTGGCGGCAAGGCGATGACCGTTGATGCCGCGCTCCAATTGTCGACCGTGTGGGCGTGCGTGCGCCTAATCTCCGAAACGATATCAACACTGCCTCTGGGACTCTACGAGAAGCTGCCTAACGGCGCGCGCGTACCGGCGACGGCACACCCATATTACGAGCTGCTGCACAACCAGCCCAATGCGGACATGACCGCCGTGCAGTTCTGGGAGGCGGTCATTGCCAGCATGCTTCTGTGGGGCAACGCCTATATCGAGAAGGCCAAGATCGGCAAGCGTGTCGTCGCACTGAATTTCTTGCTGCCGCAGCGCATGAGCAAGCGCCGACTGTCTGATGGGTCGATGGAGTACAAATATCGTGACCTGGACGGTAAGACTCGCGTGATTGGCGAGGGCGAACTGATCAATATCCCGGCGTTCAGCTTGGACGGCGTCAACGGCCTGACTCCTATGTCCTACGGCGCCAAGGTTTTTACTTCGGCCGCAGCCACAGAGGACGTCAGCGCGAAGGTGTTCTCTTCAGGAATGCGCGCTTCCGGCCTGCTGAAGGTTAAAGCAACGGTCGATAAAGAGCAGCGGGAATCGCTGCGCCAGCGACTGCAGGCGTTTTCAGCCGGCGGCCCGAACGCAGGAACTACCCTTGTAGTGGAAAACGACACGGAATACCAGCCGTTAGCCATCAATCCGCATGACGCAGAGATGATTTTGTCGCGCGAGCATGGTGTCACGGAGATTTGTCGCTGGTTTATGACGCCGCCATCAATGGTCGGCCACGGCACCGCAGTCTCGAACTGGGGCACCGGTCGCGAGCAGATCATGCTAGGTTTTTTGACGTTCACGTTGCGGCCATGGCTTACGCGCGTCGAGCAGGCCATCCGCAAATCACTGATCGAGCCGGGCGAACGTAACAAATTCATAGTCGAGTTCTCCATCGAGGGGCTGCTGCGCGCCGATAGCGCCGCGCGCGCTGAGTTTTACTCAAAGATGACCCAGAACGGCATTTACACACGAAATTTCTGCCGCGGGCTCGAAAATCTGCCGCCATTGCCTGGCGGCGACGAACTTACCGTGCAAAGCAACCTCATTCCACTGGTCCTGCTCGGAAAAATCACCTCAACCGCTGGCGCCGCCAAGGCCGCCGTCCTCAATTGGCTCGGCCTGGAGCCGGATGGAGAAAATAAAGATGAAACATAAAAGTGGCGTGATGCAAATCCGCGCATTCGATTACCAGGTAAAGGCCGCTGCAGATAGCGGTCTTTTTTCTGGCTACGGCAGTGTGTTCGGCAACATCGACAGCTATAACGAGGTCGTCGCTCCGGGCGCCTTCCTGGAAAGTATTGCCGACACCAAGAGCAAGGGCCGCACGCTGCCAGTGCTGTGGCAGCACCGGTCCGGCGAGCCGATTGGCGATTGGAACATCGACACGCTCAAGGAGGACAACCATGGCCTCCTGGGCGACGGCCAGCTCTGGCTCGACGACGCTCCTTACGCCAAGGTCGCATTGCGCGGCATGAAGTCGAAGGCCATTACCGGCCTGTCGATCGGCTACTACGTCCGCGAATCGTCGATGGACGAGAAGACCCGGATCCGCACGCTGACGAAGCTGGACCTGGTCGAAATTTCCATCGTGACCACGCCGGCCAACGACGACGCACGCATCGACGCCATCAAAGCGCAGGTGGCCCACGGCCACCTGCCAACCCTTCCCGATTTTGAAAAGCTCCTGCGCGAGGCAGGCTTTTCCAAAACCCAGTCCGCGGTCATCGCAAACCGCGGCCTGGCGCACCTGCTCCGGAGTGAGTCCGAGGGCGAAAGCGACAGCGAAACCAAAGCAGCGACCGCCGTTCTGGCGCGCGCGCTCAACGACTTTACCCTGTAAAACAAGGACTCAAATGAAAAAGCAATTCCACAAGTATCAGGACCGCGGCGAAATGTTCCGCAAGGACGCGGGCGGCTCGACTGAGTCGAGCGTCGTCGAAATCAAGGGTGCGCTCGACAAGATCAGCGGGCAAGTGAAAGAGGCCAGCGAAAAGGCGCTGGCCGAGGCCGCCAAAGGCGTCGTCATGTCGACGGAACAGAAAGAACGCGTCGATAACCTGCTGACGGAATTCCATGGAGTGAAAGCTCAGTTGACGGAAATTGAGCAGAAAATGGTTCGTCGCCCGGGCGGTGATGGCGAAGGCGAATTCAAATCCGCCGGCCAGCGCGTTGTTGAAAGCGAAGCGTTCAAAGGCATGGACAGCTCGTCCCGTGGCAAGTCGATGCGCGTGTCGATGGAGCGCAAAGACCTGATGAACGTGACCGGCACCACCGGCACCGGCGTCAGCCCAGGCAATTCGCTGACCCCAGGCGACCGCCAAGTCGGCATCATCGCGCGCCCGAATCGAAAAATGACCATTCGCGACCTGCTGATGCCAGGCCAGACCGATGGCTCGTCCATCGAATACGTGGTCGAAACTGGCTTTACCAACAACGCCGGCATGCAGGTCGAAGGCGCCGCGAAAGGCAAGTCGAACATCACGTTCGACCTGAAAAGTGCTCAAGTCCGCACCATCGCGCACTACTTCAAGGCGTCGCGCCAGCTGCTGGACGACGCCAAGGGCTTGGCCAGCTACATCGACGGCCGCGCCGAATACGGCCTGCGCTACAAGGAAGAGCAGCAGTTCTTGTCCGGCGATGGTTCCGGTGCCAACATCCTGGGTTTGATGCCACAGGCGTCGGCATTCGTTGCCAATACCAACGTAACCGTGACCAACGGCACCGCGCTGGACCGCATGCGTTTGGCGTTGCTGCAGGTCGTCCTGGCCGAATACCCGTCGTCGGCGTTCATCCTGAACCCGATCGACTGGACGCAGATCGAATTGACCAAGGATCTGGACGGCCGCTACATCATCGCGTCGGCCGTCAATGGCACTGACCCGCGCATGTGGGGCCTGCCGGTGGTCGAAACCCAAGCGATGGCGCAAAACAACTTCCTGACCGGCGCTTTCAATCTGGCCGCTCAGATTTTCGACCGGATGGATGTCGAAGTGCTGCTGTCGACGGAAAACGAAGACGATTTCATCAAGAATATGTGCACGATTCGCGCCGAGGAGCGGACTTTGCTGGCCGTTTATCGCCCTGAAGCGTTAGTTACCGGCCTGGTAAAACCAGCGGCCTAATCGTAAAAAACCACGGAAAGCCGCCTGAAAAACGGCTTTTCTCCATGGAGATCAGCATGAGTGAAGAAAACAAGGTGACAGTGAAGGCTATTCGCCCATTCGAGGGCGATGAAGGCTTCAAGAACTCGGAAAGTGAGCCATTCGCGGTTTCGCGCCAGCGCTTTGCTGACCTGAAAGCGAACGGCCTGGTCGAAGAATTCAGCGCCAAAGCCGCGCCGGCACCAGAAAACAAGATGCACAATCCCCCGGCCAACAAGGCCGCCTCCGCAGCAAAACCGAAATAACCTCGAGCGCACACGATGACCACCCGATCCCGCATCACACTGCTCTTGGCCGCTGCTCTGCTGGCCGCCAGCGCAGCTGCCGCCGGCGCAATCACCGATGTGCGCTTCCAGAACACCGGCGCCGCGCAATCCAACGTGCCCGTCACCTTCGGCCAGGTGTTCGCCGTGGGCGACATGAAGAAATCCGACGTCCTGGTCGGCAAGCTGGACGGCGCCACCGTGCCGCTGCAGGTGGACGTCAAGGCGACGCATGCTGACGGCAGCGTGCGCCACGCGGTCGTTTCGGCCATCATCCCAAAGCTGGCGGCTGGCGCCACCGGCTCAATGTCGCTGAGCACCGGCGGCGCCACGGCGCAACCATCCGGAAATCCCGGTCAGTTGCTCGATGCTGGCTTCACGGCTTCCGCCTCGGCCACCATCGCGGGCGTGAAGTACAGCGCGTCCGCTGACCAGCTGCTCAAGGCCGGCGCGAAGGCAGCCTGGCTGGCTGGCCCTGTCGCGAACGAGTGGCAGGTATCGGCGCCGCTGACCACCGCGGCCGGCGTGGCGCACCCGCACCTGACCGCGCGTTTCGCGATTCGCTACTACAGCGCCGTCAAGAAGGCGCGCGTCGACGTCACAATCGAGAACAACTGGGCCTACGAGCCTGGCCCGCAGAATTTCACCTACGACGCCGAGATCCTGGTGGGCGGTAAATCGGTCTACGCCAAGCCTGCGCTGACGCACCTCAATCACGCGCGCTGGCGCAAAGTGTTCTGGTGGGGTGGTGATGCGCCGGCCGTCAACGTGCAGTCGAACGTGAAGTACCTGATCGCCACGAAGGCGGTGCCAAACTATGACCAGTCCACGCCCGTTGCCGAAGCCTTGCTCGCCAGCTACGGTGAATATTCGGAGCCGATGACCATTGGACTTGCAACTGCCTACATGCCAACCACGGGCGGGCGCTCCGATATCGGAATCTTGCCGAGCTGGTCTGCCGCCTACGTGTTGACGATGGATCAGCGCGCGCGCAATGCCACACTCGGTACTGCCGATCTCGCCGGCAGCTGGTCGTCGCACTACCGCGACCGCGCTACGGACCGGCCCGTCAGCCTCAAATCGTTCCCCTACATGACAATCGCAGGGCGTTCGACCGACACCTTCAACCCAGCCACGAAAAGCTTTGATTCGTTCCCGGGATGCGGCGGCGACTGCACCACGCCATACACGCACGACACGTCGCACCAGCCTGGACTCGCATACCTGCCATATCTGGTGACGGGCGATTACTACTACCTCGAAGAGCTGCAGTTCTGGGCCATGTGGAATGTCTTCTCGTCGAACCCAGGCTATCGCGACAACGTCTTGGGCCTGGTGCGATCGGACCAGGCGCGCGGCCAGGCATGGGCCATGCGCACGCTGGCCGAGGCCGCTTATGTGACACCGGACGCTGATGCCCTCAAGGCTGATCTGGTCGGCATCATGAACAATAACCTTGACTGGTTCAACGCGACGTACACGAACAACGCGACGGCGAACAAGCTCGGTGTTTTGGTCAACGGTTATGCTATCTCGTATGGCACGACCGGCATCGCTCCTTGGCAGGACGATTTCTTCACCGCGGCTATCGGGCACGCCGCGGACCTCGGTTTTGAGAAGGCCGCGCCGCTGCTTGCCTGGAAAGTCAAGTTCCCGATCGACCGGATGATTGCGCCTGGCGCTTGCTGGATCGACGCGACGATCTACTCGATGAATGTCCGTGCAGCGGAGACAGCGCCGTTCTTCGCCACCATGACCGAGGCTTACGTGGCGAACCATACGCCTGACTTCAACGCCATGGCATGCAACAGCCCGGCGATGGCCGCAAGCCTGAACCTGAAAGTGGGCGAGATGACCGGCTACGCGGACAGCGCCCAGGGCTACCCGTCGAACATGCAGCCTGCCCTCGCTTATGGCGCTGATGTCGCGGGCGATGCTGGCAAAGCCGCCTGGACCGTATTTGCAAACCGTGCCGTCAAGCCTAATTACGGCGCCGCGCCGCAATTCAACATCGTTCCGCGCGGCTTCGTCGCAATCGTGAAAACCCCGGCAACGGTGGCGGATGCGCCAATCCTGACCGCGACGCTGGTTGCCAGCCCAACAGCCGCCGGCACCTGGGCGAAGATCGGCGCCGAGAATGCATCGATTACTGTTCCAGCCGACACCATCGTGCGCTACGGCGCGGGCGCTGCTTGGGTCTACGCCAAGGTCAGCGGTGCATTCACCGCGTCGAACGGCTACTTCGGTAAGGACCCTGCTGTGCAGGTCGTCAAGACCGTCCAGGCGTTCACCCCGGCCGCCGCCGCCGGGCCAGTCGCCACCCCACCGGTCAGCGCGCCGCCCGTCAAGCCGGGCAAGGTCACCACGCCGAGCAACACGAAGCTGAAAGGCCTGAAGGTGCTGACGCTGACGTTCTTCGACGCGGCCAAGCTGACGCAGGTCAAGGTGCTGACGGGCATTACGCCGAATTCGAAGGGCGTGTTCACGGTCAGCGATAGCGCCCTGGTCCCGGGCTCGACCTATGCCGTGCTCGTCACCGACGACAGCGGCAAAGCGCTGGATATTCTTTTCCCGATCACCACAAATTAAGCAACTGTTTCATGCGGTAGCTTTGGCAGCTTCTGCGGCCGACTGGGAAGGTGGAACGTCTTTGAATTTGAGCATCGGCTTCTCCACCAGCCGCCAGCTCGCGTATCCCAGCAGCATAGAAATAAACCCTGCCGCCACAGCGAGCGCCCAAGGTGATATTCCTGGTACGTACCAAATCAAAAGCTTTTGCACTGGCCACGCGTATAGGTAAATTCCGTACGAGATGTCTGGGAGCAGATTGAACCGGCTCAAAAAAGCGGAGCGTTTTGTTGCGAGGTATATCAGGGCATATGAGCCGGCTGTCGTAAGGGCGGGCTCAGCGCCACGCCATGAAAACATAGCGACAGCAAGCAGGCAGAATAAAACGAAGGCAATCCGTCCATCCATCCGAATCATGTCTCGGTAAAGATATAGGCAGCCGCCGCTGAAAAAGAAGGCAGCGAGTCGATAAATCGGCGGGACATCGAAATTGACTGCTTTCATGATGAAAAACGCGCCGACTACTACCAAGCTGAGTGCCAGCCACGCATAACGTCGACGCAGCAAACCGCTCACGCCGGCCGCCAAGACAACAAGATAGCACGTGAATTCAAGTGAAATCGTCCACAGGGACCCGTTCACGACTGCATACGGCCACCCAGCAAAAACTGCCGGCACCGAAGGAATTTGAAGAAGTAGGGCGTTTTTTGCAAATGCGAGGCAATCAAAGTTCGCGAAGTACTTAGCCGGGTTGGCCCCCAATGGCCCGACGATCACAGCGCAGAGAATGCTGGCAGCAATAAACCCGGGATAAATGCGAAGGATGCGATTTTTAAGAAACCTCGGCGCGTCGGGTTTCCGCATCCAGCTCTCGACGATCAAGTACCCGCTCAGAATAAAAAAAGCGTCAACGGCGAATTCTCCAAAGGATACTGTGCCAAAAAGCATAGTCAGAATCTCTCGATGACGATCCCCATCGATGAGCTCGGGCGAATGGGAAATGATCACGAGAAGTGCCAGGATCAATCGCAATAGATTGAAATTTCCTTGCCTCGATGTCGTCGGTGTCACTAGCTACCCCCCCATTGTTCAATACCGAAAGTATGCCCGGAAGCAGCGTAACAAGCAATTTCTAAGACCGGAAAGAAAAACCTAGCGATGACCATTAAGTTCACCCGTAGTGCAGGAAACCAATATCTCTCCGCGCCTGACAGCGCCGCGCTGACATTTCCAAATAGCGATTGGGTGCTATCCGGGGTAGTAGTCTTTGATGGTTTGACTACTGGCGACAACGCCCAGTATTTTGTTTCGACCGGCGGGTACTCAGCGGCGGGGTCGATGAATGTTTTGTACCAAACGGCGGGAAACGCAAGTCCTAATGTTATCGGCACGACCTATGATACTGGCGGTGGAATTACTCCGACTACTACCAAGTTTTTAGCGGGTAACGCGGTTGTTTGGGTGTTGCAGAGGTCTGCAGGAACATTGACAATGCGTACATGCCCGGTAAAAACCACGGCCCCGACGGATGGAAGTGGTGTTGTCGCAGAATGGAGCCTTGCGAATGCCCCCGGCATAGCATTGGACGGCCCGAGCGGCTTGTTTATCGGCGGTCGTGCTGACTTGACGGCTACGCGATTTACAGATCAGTCGCTCGGCCGCATGTTCCGATATGACGGCACGCTCACCGATTTGGAAGTAGCCAAACTTGCGTATGGCATGGAGATTACCGAACTGGGAAAAACGCCAGCTTGGTACGTCCGGATGAACGACGTATCGGATATTACGGATCGAGGCACGCAAGCCAACGCAATCACACCTCACGGCGCGATTGCAACAGGTACCGCTCCAGGTTTTGGGTATAGTGGGGCGACCACGGCGCCTGCTATTAGCGGCTCTCCAACCATCACTGGCGGCGCGAGTGTTGGATCAGCATCGAGTGTTTCCCCCGCCTCGACAACCGGGAATCCAGCGCCGACGAATTCTTACCAGTGGAAGTTGGACGGCGCGCCAGTATCAGGCACTACCGGCACCACCTATACCCCAATTTCAAGCGACGCCGGAAAAACGCTGACTGTTACCCAGACGGCGTCAAACGGCATTGGCACGCCTGCTACCGCAACAAGTCCCGGCGTAGTCGTAACTGCGGCCGTATCCACCATCGACGTGACGCAAATAACTGCCGAGCGCATTTTCCAGCGGATCGGCACAAGCGCGGGTATCCCGATGGCGGGCACTTACACATCGACCATTCCGACGAGCATCGAGTACCAGCTTTATGCGGAGGACGGCACGACTATTCTGTCGCCGTGGACGGTTATTTCTGGCGCTACCATCTCGGGCGGCAATTGGTCGGGCGTTCCGGCAGTGCCTCAAGGTGGCATGTATCGTCTCTGTGTTCGGTCGAAATCTGGCTCCACCGTGCTGGCCACGACGAACATCAAGGCAAACTTATTTGGTGTGGGCGACCTAATTGCGTGCTTCGGGTCCAGCAGCCCACAATTTTGGTTTGCCAGCGACTCAGGAACCGGGTACACGCCGGCGGCGAATGTGCGGGCAAAACAGGTCGCCACCTGGTACAAAATGGGGACGGACGGTTCGGCTATCCAGATGGCCAATGCCTTTGCTGCGCAGGCTGGAGTTCCTATCGGGATGCTGGGGTATGGTGTGGGTGGCACGACCTTAGCTGACGCCCTCGGGCAAACGAATCGGGTATGGACTGAATTCGCAGCGGCCATGGCCGAGGCAGGAAAGATTAAAGCCTGCGTCATATCAACGGGGTCTAACGACGCGGCGAACGGTGCCGTGCAGTCGCGTGCCGCGCACGCCGCGAATCTTCGTCAGCTCATTACCAATATTCGGGGGCTTACCGCACAGTCGACTCTTGATATCTGCCTGAGTGGTTTCAACCGTCGCCCCGCGGTTTCCAACCAGCAGGCCGATTTTGTGCGCATGGCCGAAAATGACGTAGTCGCGGGAGACGTGCACGTCGCGGGCGTGCAACTGGTAGACCTGGCGTTGCGCGATGATCTGATTCATCTGACCACGACCACGTTCCCGATCTCTACGCAACGTATCACGTATCAGGTTATAGAGCTGGTCTACAAAGGTATCAAGCACGCCAGCCCGAAAATCACAAGTTTCACCTACGCAGGCAACACGATCTACGCCAACCTGCAGCACGGCGACGGAACGGATATAACGCCGACCACCGCTATTAACGGCTTTACGGCGAGTGACGCGTCGGGGGCGCTGACGATCACCGGCGCGCGGGCCGCAGGTGATCGTATCGCGCTCACGGCCACCCGTGCGTTCGTGCCGCCCGTGGCGCCTAAGTACTTGTCGGGTTCTTCTCCGGTGAGCCAGACAATGGCGACCCCGACCAATGAGGTGTTTGACAACAGCTCCTACCCTATGCCTTTGCTGGTCGAAACTGACATGGCCGCAACCGCCGAAAGTGTACCGGACACCACCGCGCCGACCCTGACGGCCGCCAGCGCCGGCACGACGGGCACGACAACGGCCACCGGCACCGTCACGACCAACGAATCCGGCGGCACGCTGTATGCCACTGCGACCACGAGCGCCACTTCGACCGCCGCGCAAGTTCAAGCCGGCGCCTCAAAGGCGGTCACGGCAGCGGGCGTGCAGACCGTTTCGTTCACCGGGCTGCCAGCTGGCGCCACGCTGTACCCGCATTACGTGCACGTCGACGCGGCCGGGAATGTCTCGGCCGTTGCCAACGGCGCCAGCTTCACCACGCAATCGGCGGGCGACACCAATGGCCCGGTCATGCAGGGCGCGATCACCTTCACAAAGACTGCGACCACGACCGACATCGCCTGGCCGGCGGCGACCGACGCGTCGGGCGTGGCGGAGTACTTCGTCAGCAAGGACGGCGGCGCTGCGGTCAGCACCGGCACGACCAGGTCGAAAAGCTTCGCCGGCCTAGCCCCGCTGACGTCACATCAATACGAAGTGACCGCGCGCGATATGGCAGGTAATTTGTCGAGCAATTCGCTTTCGGTCACCGTGACAACCGACGCGGCGAGCACCGACCCGGACTTGTCTCTAAAGAACATCGTCGTGACACTGAAAGCGCGCGATCTCTCCGTGCGAGCGAATGCGACCGGAATCAATTGGGAATGGTCTGACGCGCGCGGCGTTGTAACTTCTTCCGGCTCCGGCCTAGCAAGCGATGCAGCTGGTGTGTTGTCCGTCCCGATCCTGACACGCCTCCTTTCCGACGGCGAGGGCCGACTCAGCCTGGACGACTACAACGGCGGGAATATCTTGACTTACCTCTCGACGCAGTTGTGGGTGCGCGTGCCGTGATCCGGATCCTGTTCGACTACCAGCAGCTGGTCGACGGCTTGATCTTCGACCTGCCGATACAGCAGCTCGTGGCGGCGCCGGCCGGCAGCGGTGCCAGGCGCGCCACGCAAACGCAACATCGTCCTGAGCAACAACCAGTTCACCGAGACAACAGGGAGTGCGAATGGCCCACCGAGTAATCACGCCGCCGGCAACGATGGTCGTCTCTCTGGCGGCCGCGCGCACTGCCGCCCGTGTCAACGGTACTGCGCTCGACGACGAGATCAATATCGCGGTCGGCAACGCCACGACCGAGGCGGAGCACTACACCGGGCGCGCATTCGTCAATCGCACCTACCGCATCACGCTGGACCGCTTCTGTGGAGACATCGAGATTCCAGCATCGCCGGTTGTGAGCGTCGTGAACTTCGTCTACAGCGATGCCGACGGCGCGCTGCAGGAACTGGATCCGGCCGACTTCCGTTTCGACACCGCGCGCGAGCCGAGCTACATCGTCCCGGCGTTCGGGAAGGCTTGGCCGGCAGTCGGCGGCAATATCGAATCTGTCAAGGTCGACGTCATCTGTGGTTACGGCCCGGACGAGACGACCGTGCCGGACGCGGTCAAGGCCTACGTTCTGGCTCGCGTGCGCGAGCAGTACGCGCCGCCGGGCACGCCGCAGTCGCCTTGGTTGAAGGCTGGCCTCGATGCTCTGAAAGTCTATTGATGGCCGCGCCTTTCACCTGCGACGAGCAGGTCAGCATCGAACACTTGGCCACGACGAGAGACCCGGTCTATGGCACGCAGATTCAAACCTGGTTGCCGCTGCACTCCTATTTCTGGGCGAACGTGCAGGATGTGCTGCCGAGCCGTGCCGAAGCGACCGCCAATGGCCTGACGGTCGGCGTCACGCGCACGCGGCTGCGCATCCGTGGCGCTGATGGCGTCGACATGGCCATGCGCGTGAAGCTGCACAGCCGCGGCGACAAGTTCATGCAAATCATCGCCGGGCCGGCGCGGCTCGATGATGGCGTTTTTGATGAATTCATGCTGGAGTCCTATGGCAAATAATGATCAGACCATCGTCGGCGGGCGTGCGCTCGATGAATTCCTGCAGCAGCTGCCGGTGAAGGTCGAGAGGAATATTCTTCGCTCGGCATTGCGCGCCGGCGCCAACGTCATCAAGGATACGGCCAAGGCCAATGTGCCGGTTAAGACTGGTGCGCTGCGCAAGAGCCTCCAGGTCACGACTGGATCGAAGGGCAGTACGGTCACGGCGCGCCTCAAGGCACGCGGCAAAGTCGCGCCGCATGCGGTACTCGTGGAATTCGGGGCGAAACCGCACAAGATCAAGCTGCGGCGCGCCGGCGGGTTGACCGTCGGCGGGCACGTTGTCG